TAAGGGCATAATATTCGTCGTTCTCGTTCTTGGTGAAATCGGGCGTGTGATAGGGCGTGTCAATGCCCTCAAAGTACGGAAAAAAGTTGTGTCGGCAGTTCCAGCCGCCCAGTCCCTCTCCCGTTCCGTAGCCCGTAGCATCGTAAAAATACGGATACTTGGGGTCGCCTTTCACAAGACTGTATATCTGCCCCTGCCACTGGGCGTGGGAGGGACGTGCGCCGAAGTGAGAAGAAACCTCAACATAACGGCTGCCAATCTCTTTTGCAAGGTCAAGCTGTATATCACAGCAGGACTTGTTTACCGAAGAAAGTACCGCACGCCTTACGCATACATCGGCGTTATCCCGCCTGCCGCTTGGGTATTCCACACGGGCAATGCCCTTGTCGGCAAGAGATCTCACCGCCGAATATATGGCATCGTTGTAGGAGAACGCACCCGAAATAACTTTCAGATGCGCAAGGTCCATAGCGTCCGAAAGCTGTCGGTTCGCCTCCGCCGCCATACTGTTACAGAGGTTTCTCAGCTGCCCCTTGGACAAAAGCTGAGAAAAGGAAGCCGAGCGGAAATACCTGTCTGTTTTCGCCCCCGTGTCATCGGGAAGCCTGCCCATAGCCGCCGCAATGCGGTAAATGTCAGCGTCCTCTTTCAGTGCCTGCTTCACCGTGTCGGTGTAAAGCTCCTGCACTGTCCGTTCCCTGACCTTGAGCTGACGGGCAATTCTGCGGTTGACCTCTTTGTAGGACAGATTAAGCTGATTTGCTTTGTATAATTCCCATTCAGCCGTGGGTGTAAGGAAATTTGCTTTCGATACCCTGCGGCATATGTCGCTGATTATCTCTTCCTGCAGCTCCTGCACTAAGTTTACCACTTCTGCGGGGAGCTTGTCAAGCTTTGCGGGGGATATCATTCAAAATCAGCTCCGTTCGGG